CTTGGTGAGAATGTTTGCCGAGAACTGCTCTGGGACAAGATACCCACCAGCACTTAAAGAGCCTTCCTCCATGTCCTTTGTGCGAACAGCATTATCCCACGCCTTCAGGGTTTCGGGGGCTTGGTGGCTTTTGCCCTCTTCAATCAATTCTGCAATAAAGTGGGCGGTATTCTTAAAGCCCCCCATTTTGTCCGCCAGGATTTTATCTTCAGGGCTAACCATATCATCTGATGTGATAGGTGTAAATCTCTTCACGATTTGTTTAGCAAGCTCTTCCTCGACTTGCTTCTGGACACGTTCATTTACAATCTGCTCTATGTCGCCATCCAGTTCCAGTTTCTGCTCATCAGTAAGCATTAGTTTTCCTCCTGTTTAATATTTGCTATCCGCTGGATAGCCTCTTTTATTTCTTGGTAAGTTATTTCACCCTTCTCTTCTGTTTCAGCATTTGTTGAAACTATATTATCTGGGATGTCGCCCCCAGGGATGCGCTTTGCAAGCTCTTGCAAACTTTCCTTTACTTTATCGCTTACACCTTCTTTATCTATTAGAGTAATTAAATAATCTATTTCGTCTACAATCTGTTCCTGGGAAGTCTTTTCAGGTTTAGCCGCTTCAAACTTACCATCATGGCCTTTACAATGAGTTCGGGCTTCAGAAGCCTCCCATGTATCCTTATCATATCTATAGGCTTGTTCTGTCATTGTGGTTTCGCCTTCCAATCTTCCCATAATGACAGAATACTTTTTGCCTTCATGAGTTCGTGAAGTTCGGCGGAAACTTCCTTCTTGAAAATCATCGGGCGAGCGCAATCGGCAGGCATGTTCATTGGGGTAAGGTTTTAAGTTATATTCTGGCTCACCTTCAGGCTCCAATTCCTCTTCAACGGCATCGCATATCTCAGTTATAACAGGGTCAACCGATTTAGACCTTATAGATTGAATGGCCTCACGGTTTGAGGGTATGATAACTTGAGATATTTCCAATAGTTCTACTTCTTTATAGGTTCTTCTAGGGGACTTTTCACCATCGCCATCTTCCCACTTCTTGGGGATAAATCCTACCGAAAAGGCAGCCCTTCCCTTAGAGGCTAGTTTAAACCCCCAATCAGCTTGTTCATTACCTTCGTTAACATAATATTTGGGGGTGCCTTTAACACCCTTGTCTGCAATCTCTAGTTTAGTCCACTCCCCAATTTGATTGGTTAAATCCCGGTAATCGTGAGAAGCGACTAATACAGGATGTTTCATAAACTTGGGGATGGTTTTCTTGAAAGCCGTAGGTTCAATGACCTCACCATCCCTATCCATCATTCCCGATGAAACAGGGATAAGCATATTAACTTCGCCTGTTTCTTCGTTTACCTCTTTGACTTCAGCTTTTAGAGTCTTATAAATAGCTTCCATTATTCCTCCTATTCAAAGGATGCGGTTTCAGCAGATTTTAATATATCTATAATCTTCCCACGGTTGGATTCAACGGCTGGATAAAGCCAGGGGTAAGGTGGCACATCAAGGGCAACTAATCTTTTACCAATAGCAGGAACAAACTGCCCAGGGTGTTGGGTATGCCCCAATTCAAGATACTTCCCATATTTCACATTCGTGCCTATCGTAACGGTATCCCCCGATACTTCATGCGTAACCGAGGAGGCTAATTGCCCCGTTGACTTCCAGGGGGTTTTTGCCGACTGAGATGAGATATTTCTGGCGGCGGATTCTTCAACAACCCTACCAACTCTTTCAAGCCCTTTTTGGAGACCCCTCAATATCTCGGCTTCACGTTCTTTGCGATATGATTTTATAGTTACATTCTGCCCCATCATTCCTCCGAGGCAAACCACCTACAACGGCAATTTGGGTGAACGGGAATGATACCATGCGATTCTTTGGTTGGATACACCTGCCCGTCTAACGCTGAACACTCCTCACATGCTCCAGGGTTAGCGAAAAACTCCGATTTTTCCACACCCTCCATTTCGTATCTGTGCAAAATCCCCTCATTGTTGGCTGCTATAACTTCAGTCCTGGAAACCATCTCTGCTCTTGTTTTGGCATTCTCGGTAAAGTAGCCTTCAATGCGTTTTGTAAGTTGCCGAGTGGACTCCCCTGCTGCAAACCCTAAAGCAAGTTCTTTTCTTAGCGCCTCCAATGTAGTCTTATTGATAGACTTGGCTAAAGTTAAAGAGCGGAGTTTAATCCATTCTAGGGCATAAGAGTCCAATTGTTTAATCGCCATAATATTTTTTAAATTCCTCGCAGGTCCCTGAACAATCGTGGGATTCTTGCATTAAATGTCCCGTTTCGGGGTCTATGTATTGGCTAATAGAGCCACCCCCCACAAGACAACCATCACAGGGATGAGGATACTTAATCCTTTCTGCCATCAGTTCGGTTAAATCACTTGTACTCATTCGTCTCTCCTCTTGACAAACTATTTAATCTCCTGTATAATTAGACAGCCTCAGTAAATGCCGACTCGTAAACCAACTTTATAGCCTCTTCAAACTTCTGGGCAGTCTGTTCATTGATTAAATCATCAGGGAGTTTACCTGTTTTATCAAATTCCCCTACTACATATTTCTTCTGGTCATTAAAGACATCCCTGAATACCCGTTCAAACATATTCTCTTGACGTTCAGTTTTTTGAGCATACACTTCCCAATGTGAGCGTTTCTGGCCAGATGTTAAGCCTTTACCTACAAGTTGATTATCGGGGTTTTCTTCTGGGGCTTCAGGTGGTTTACCATTAACTGGCGTGGGTATCATATTCAAGGGAACTAACAGGACATCACCACTAGGAATGGGGTCAATACCCTGCATTTTACGGGCTTCGTTTATTGTTAAGTAACCCGCCCTCATCCCAGATTCAGCTAATTCCTTCTTCTGGTCAACGGTCTCTTTTACGACTTCTTCATAGCCGAGTTTTAGGTTCTTTGATTTCCGGAATAGGGGGACAAGCTGTTCTTGGAGTTTAGCCTTCTTCCAATCCAAGCGAGGTTTGATTATATTTCTAGCGAAGTGATATTCCCCAGCTTCAGCATTTGCCTTATTGACATTCTCCGAAATCCCCATTACAGATTGGGGCATACCATAAACACCTAGAATGACATCTCTATTACGTAACTTGAGGTTGGAGAAATCCATATCCTTGACGGTATTTTGAATCTGAAGATACTTCCCACCACCTTCTAAAAGCGCTACCTGATGGGACTTGGAAACACCTTTGTATTTTTCAGACCATTGCTTCTTGAGTTTGTCAAACTGCTCATCGCTTAGATTGTGGTCAAACTGGATTACGCCATCTGGTCTGGCAGAGTTGTAAAAGAAGTTCCTGTTCCACTGCCCCGAATACATCTCGGCATCAAGGTCAACACCGATAGCCTGCGCTGGGCCGAGTCCCCTAAATTGATTCAATGGGGAAGGATATTTGAAGTGTATGACTTCATTTACATCAAACGGGACTGCGTTTTCGCCCTCGTCGTAGACATATCCCTTGATAAACTTCTCTTTATCAGGTACAACGGACATCTTGTGAGGGTAAGGTATCCAAATTTCAGAAGGCTCCCCCAATCCGTTGAAGTTAAGAATCCAGAACGACTCACCTACAAGTTCCTGGTAAATCGTATCTAAAGCGATAAATTCATTTGAGGTTTGAAAGGGATTTACTAAATGTAGAAGCCTGAGAATAGGGTGCTCGTATATCTGTTTTGGTTTCTCTCTGTTGGTAATGTCCGATAGTGTCCACTGAACTTCACTACAACCCAAAGCTATTCTAAAGACAACAGCAAAGAGCCACCCTATCTCACCATAGGCACGCAAAAACCCCTCTGTATTTCTATTCGGGGGAATGTTGCCACCTGTGCTAAAATAGCGGTTTATGTTATAATCAAATCGGGGTTGCTTGCGGAAAATGTCAAGTATTGACAAAGGCTACTCCATGCGTTAAAATAAAAGTGGAGGTGAAATATGGAAAATATAAACAACTTATTGGCAAAGGCATTGGCTGAAACGGTTGATGAAGATATTATCTATGGTTGTGATGACAATGCGATTCGATGGCATAACAGAATCATGAGGGAGGAAGTTATCAGATTGAAACCCAAATATATCCCTATGTTTATTTGGGCATATTGGTTAAAATTGAAATAAAATGGAGGTGAGATTATGAAATATTAAAGCCTGAAGGCTGAATAATCAGGCTCGGCATTTGCGACTTCTCTAACTATACTCCATGAGTATTTACGTTATATTAAGCACCTTTATGCATAGCCGAGCATTAGGGAAAGGTCATTATACCTCCCTCTATTATATTATACCACTTGACTTTTGTGCGGATTGCAAGACATGCAAAGTTTACCCCTCCGCCGTTTCTTGTAGTCTTTATCTAATATCGCCCCACACTTACGGCAGATAGGAATATAGAATATCTTCGCATAAAGTTTCCAATAAGGGTTAATCATTCCAGTCATTCCAATATTTACCCATATAATCTTCCCCATGAAGTTGGGCTGCTTTTTTGCATAATGCCATGCCCATTAACTGATTGGACGGTGGTTGCCACATATCTTCCCCTGTTTGCTTTAATATAAATTCGTGCATTATCTCTGCCACCCTACGCCATGTGCAACCCTTGTCTACCCTCATAAGCCTAATCTCTTTAGCCATATCCATATTCATGCCACTGACAAAATCCTGAAAGGACATAAAAGTATCGTTAGCCTTGCGAGCCATTTCCATTAACTGCTCTTTTGATGTAATGGGGAATACCCCTTCCCCTGTTATACAGGCGTTCAGTATTTCGTAATCACCCTTTCCTAAAGTTTCCATCATAACCACCTTATATTTGGATTTTTCTGCAAAGGCTCGTAAAAGGCCAGCGCCAATGAGTCGGCTTTATCGGGTGATTTCAAGTGATAATACCTTTTCATTTCCTCTTTTGAGATAATCTGTAATTTCTTATCCGAGGCTATTTTAAACCTGATACTGGAAAGTTGGGCTATCAAATCTTGGTCGTCTGGTATAGAGATAGTTCCCGCTTCAAATCTTTTTCTAAGATTGTCATACATCTCGGCCCTGATGTTTATATAGTGGTCAGAATCTATTGCCGTGCCTCCGAATATAATTTTGTTTACATAGCATTTAAGTTCGTGTAATCTACTCCCTACACCTGAAGGCATATCGTCTACG